TCAAACACCCCGTCGCATCTGCTCCAGCCCTGCCCTCAACCGCGCCTTGCTGCGGACGTCCCTCGCTCGGGGCTTCGTTTCTGCAGGCGGCTTGCGCGGCTCCAGCGCCGCCTTGATCCGCTCGATCTCCTTCGCCCCGGCCTCGGCCAGACGCCGGGCCTGTTGCTGCTGCTCGCGGGTCGGCGGCAGGCCGGGCAGAGGTTCGAGCGGTTCGGCTGGTGTGGTGTCCAGTAGCCGGGCCACAGCCGCGCGCAGACGCAACTCGGGGTAGAGCCTGACCGCACACCATCGCTCTGCGTAGCGCTTGCCCTGGGCGATGCTTGCGGCCCTCACTTCTTTGGTATCCCACATCTTCCTGGCATCAAGGTGCACAGAAACCGCGCCGTCGTTTGCCGGCACGACGTGGGCGATCTGTCGGCCGCTCCACCACAACACCCAGCCGTCTCCCATCTGGACCCAGCCAGAGGGTGGCGGTGCAGAGCGGAAGCCTTGGTAACCGTGCGAAGGAAGCATGTCCGGAAGGATACGGCCGGCGGTCGCAAAGGCTGCGACAAGGGATCGTTCACCGGCTGAACCGTTCGGGATCACGCCCCGGCCACGGCCGGCCGGACTACCCTTCGGCCATGTGCGGCCGATTCGTCCAGCTCCCCGTTATCGACTTCGGCCAGCCGGGGCTGGCTGACCTTGCCCCCGGCCTGGCCGAGATCCAGCCCAGCTACAACCTGGCTCCCACGCAGCGCGCATCGGTGATCCTAGACCGCGGCGAAGGCCGGCAGGTCACCCGGCTGGCGTGGGGTCTGCTGCCGTTCTGGGCCAAGGCCAAGAGCCTGCAGGGATCGACCATCAACGCCCGCATCGAGACCGTGGCCACCAAGCCCGCCTTCCGGTCGGCGTTCAAGAAGCGGCGGTGCGTCATCCCCATGGCCGGCTACTACGAGTGGTCGGTGAGCCCCGACGACGGGAAGAAAGACCCGTGGTTCATCCACGCCACTGGGCCGCTGCTGGCCGCTGGCCTGTGGGAGGACACCAGCCCCCTGCTGCCCGACGGCAACCTGGGCACCTTCACCATCATCACCGGCGACAGCAGCGGCGTCTCGGCCGACATCCACGACCGCATGCCGGTGTGGCTGCAGGCCGGCCAGATCGATGAGTGGATGGCGGCCAGCCCGGACGACGCCATGGCCATGCTGCTGGCCAGCGAACCGCCGGCGATGGAGGTCTACCGCGTCAGCCGCGCGGTGAACACACCCCGGAACAACCGCGAGGATCTGCTGCAGCAAGTGCAGTAGCCATCACGGCGTGACGGGGATCTCTGCGTCGCTGGCGGCTCCGTCGCTCATCCCCGGGAGCTGCGGCCACGGCACGTTCGGGAACCCGGGTTGGCCGGGAAGGTCACGCAACGCCTGGCGGTAGACCTGATGCGCCAGCTTCTCGGCAGCAGTCAGCGGGGCGTCGGCCATCTGTGTCCAGTCGGTGGCGCGAAGGCGCCTACTCCGCTCGGTCCGCATCTGGTCAGCACGTATCCGAACAAGCAGGACATCAGGAATCTGAGTAACCTGCTGCTCCCCCGGCAACAGTGGCGCCCCTTTTTCAATCGCCCGATAGCCGGATTCGGATATAGCGTAGAATTCATCGCTCATAGGAATACCCCATTACACGGATGTATGCGCCAGTTCCTGCTGACGGGGTTGCGCTCAGCCGATATGAGATCGCCTGGCTTGAATCCACAGGGTGCCCGTCCATGCGGCTTACCGAAACCTGCGTGGATGACTCGGTGTAGCCGAGGAAATTGTTACTTGCCAATGCGGTCACAGGCATCTCTGAGTTGCCTGTAAATAGCGACGCTCCAGAGGCATCGAGGCTGATAATGAGTGCTGCTGCTACCGAAGTTACCGGGATGGTCGCGCTCAGGCTGACCGTGGTAGTTGTTGTCTGGGTCCCCGCATTCAGAGAAAGGTCCCGAATCGCAAGGTACGCAACATACCCATTGCTGACGTTGTGCTTGAACTTAGCAATGGTGCCCGATGGGTCTGTCCGGAAGCTCCCGATGTACCGGCGCGAGGTGTCGCCGGTCTTCGCACGTGCGGTCCCCGCGTATGGTGCCGCTGGGGCAGTAGTCACCGCTTCAACGCCAACCGTTGCTCCCGCCACGGTCAAGTACAGGTGATACCACGTGCTTGCTGCCAGCGACGGCGTAAGCGTCACGGCAGCGGCGAGCTCAGCGATGCGCTTGGGGCCTGGCACGTATGCTGCGCCGTTGGTGACCTGAATCTGTGTGGCCGAGACGTAGACCAGCTTCAGGCCATCGATGTATCCCTTGGGCTGCACCAGCGGCGCTCGAGCGTCGCCACCGGCTCCGGTGCGGAGCATCACCCGGTCATCGTCGGTCGCATTGGTATCGGTGTAGCTGGGGTCGGCATACTTGATGTTGGCCATGGGGCTCCTAGCGATCGAATTCGTACCCCACGAGGGTGATCGACACCGATCCCGTGAGGATGCCCAGAATCGGGCCGATGAGAGGGAGGGTCGCGCTAAGCAGGACCGTGAATTGCCGGTTTGCGTCCAGCGTCACATCGCAGGCCGGGGACGACCCCGGGAGTGCCACCCACTGGAAGTTGGTCGATGACGGGGCACCCACATCCGAACGCGCCACGTAGAGGCTGAAATTGGTGGGGTTCAGGACCTGGATGATTGCCCGGGTTGCCGTTACCGGGATCACCGACGACAGGTCGATGGTCTGCGGCGTCGTTGCCACGAGGCCCGAAAGCAGCATCACCGGCACGGAGCCAGCAGCACTGGCGGCATCGAGCATGACGCGGTTGCCCATCTCCCCGGGGCGCGTATGCCGACCTGGCCGCAGGACACCACTGGCGTTGGTGCGGCCGGAGATCAGGTAGCGCCGGGTGGGATCGCCAGTCTTGCACCGCGCACTGCCAAGATACGGGGTGTCTGGCGCTGTGGTGCTGGCTTCCAGCGCCATTACGCCCCCGCCAGCGTCGTAGCCATAGAGGTGATAGAACGTATTCGGCGTCGGGCTGGCCAGGGTTACCGTAGCCGTGCCGTCGCTCAGGATGCGCCCCGTACCCGGGACATAGCACATACCCGGCGTAATACTCACGGTCAGGCCGTTGAGCGCCACTGAAGCCTGCAGGCCACGGATGATCGAAATTGACGGGTCGAGGGCCATTAGTTCGCGATGCTCCGGTCAGAGAAGCGGCGCCATTTCGTCCCGCTGGCGACGGTGGCGTCGTACCAGCAAGGCTCGCGGCCACCCGTCAAATCGGTGATTGCGACCATCTGGAAGTCGCTCGGCGATCCCAATGCATTGGCCTGCGCCAGAGTCATGGACTGCAGGGTTCCGCTGCTCACGGTGTTGATGACGGTCGTGGTGGACGGCCAGCCGGGCGGCACGATAGGGCTGTTGCCCATCAGGAAATTGCCTGCCTGGTCGGTCAGCTGGTTACCAGCCTGATCGGTGAGCAGTGGATACTCGATCAGCCAGAACCGAGAATCCCCAGCGTTGGTTCGCTCCCATGCGCCGTTGAGCCCAACGTAGGGGTTTCCATCTGTCGGCGGCGGCGAAAATCCGCCCGTAGGAATCACGGTCCAGCCAAGGCTCTTGCGCCCGTAGGTATTGCCGTCGTTCGGTGCCTCGGGGAAGTACTTATTGTTGGCTCCAGAAGGCAGATCGTCGGTATTGGCCGCCTGTGTGCCGGCTACCCTGCCCTTTGCATCTCGCGTGATCTTGACCAGTGCTGATCCTACGCCGGAATCGGGCAGGTTCGACAGCGATATCGTCGGCAGCCCCGCCGCTGCAGTGCCGTTGGCTACATCGATCTGCTGGATGGTGCCGGTGATCGTGGCTGGCCGCGTGCCGGTCACCCTGCCCTTGCCGTCCTTGCTGATCGCCAGCAGTGTTCCAGCGCCAGAGTCAGGGACATCCTCCAGCCCGATAGTCGGGTTACCTGCATCGCCGTCGGGGTTGGCGATGTCGATGCCTGTCCCCTCCTGCAGCGTCCGCAACGCCCATTCGCCATCGTTCTTCCGAACGGAGAAGCCGGCGCCAATCAGTGCGGCCAGCTTCTGGATGTTGAGCGGGATTTCCTTGATCAGCTTCCAGATGGTCGATGCGATGCTGCCAGGACCGCCGCTGCCACCGGTGGTGGGGTTGATCACCTGCGCCGCGGTCAGGATCTGGCCGTCCGGCCCGCGCAGGTTCACCCCAACCTGGGCGCCGTTAGTGGCCTCGGTATCAACCGTGGCGAAGTCACGCGGCTTTTGATGAAGAGGAACGCGGACCTTGGCCATTACCGCCCCAGCGCGCGGATCTCGCCCATGCGGGTGTTGCAGTCCTGCAGGGCGAGCAGGTTGGCGTTGTAGGCGCTGACCACCGCCTCTACCGTGCGCGAGGTCGCCCGTGTAGCTGGGCACGGCTGCGTCAGCCGGTCATCGACCGGTACCAGCTTCTCCACGGTCACATGGACCCCCTCGGGGAGCTTCGGCCGCTCGGGTTGGTGCGCGCAGCCGGCCAGCAGCATGGTGGCGATCAGAGCAAAGGAATGGAATCGCAAAGCTGCATCTCCAGTTGGGACCGGCAAGCCGGCGTGGTCTTGGCGGCCTGCAGCGCCTTCTCGGCCGCGGTGGCCCGGCGCTGACCCTCGGCCGCTGCCGCTTCAGCCCGGCTCGCTGCAGCAGCGGATGCCCTGCGAGCCAGCTCGGCGGCGTCGATCGATGCCTGGGTCTGCCGGTTCACCTCCTGCAGGAGATCGCCGGCAGCATTGGCCGCGCGCAGGTTCTCGGCCGCCTCCGCGCGCGCGACGTCGAGCTGGCGCTGTACCGATGCGATCTGTTCGCGATCAGCAGCAGCCTGCCGATCCGTGCCACGTTGGCACCCGGCCACGAAGATGCCGCCGGCCAGCGCGCACCAGAGGCCAATTCGGATCAGGCCGACGTAGGGCCGCAGCGGGTCAGGGATCAGCATCGCCACTGCTCAGCTTGGGCTGCACGAAGATGCGGGACACCGCAGCCAGGAACGAGGTCAGACCGGCGGATGCGAGCGCGGCATAGGCCACGGCCTGCTTGAACCCGTCGTGCACGACCGGCAGCCAGTCCGACGGCAGCAGCGCATAGGCGCCGATGATGCCCAGCGCGGTGGCGCTGATGATGCCGGCCAGTAGCGACAGGCGCACCGACCAGAACCGCCAGAAGTGGCGCCGGTCAGCGGTGAGTTTCACGTTCTTCACTTCAGCCCCCTGAGCTGCTTCAGCTCCTTGATGTCCTGCTTGTTCTGCTCGACCTGCACGGCCTGCTTGGCCAGCTCGAGCTTCAGTGCCGGCACGTCGGCCAGCTGCGTGTTGAAGGTCTGCAGCTGCTGCTGCACCGTGGCCATCTGCTGGTTCGTGACCTGCTGCTGGGTCAGCACGGCCTGCATGGAGCTGATCAGCCAGTAGCCGCCGGCGATCATGAAGCTGGCGAAGGCCCCGACGATCCATTTCTCGACCGGGCCGAGCGAAATACGGGTGCGGCCGTCCTGGCTCGGCTGGGCTTCCATGCTCATGCGCTCCCGCCCTGGCCTTCGAACACGCGGCGCTCATCGGCGCGGCGGTTGGACAAGCCCTGCATGACCCTGCCGTTTGCCCTGTTCCAGCGCGGAAACTGAGCTGCAGCCCCTGCTACATCGCCGGCGTTGAACAGCTTCAGCAGGGTCGAGCTACGGAATGCAGAGACGCCGATGTTGTAGGCCAGGCTGACCATAGCCCCGAGCTGGCGGTCGGTTGCCGGCCGTCGCAGCGCTGACCGCACGCCCTTGGCGAACCGGCCCAGATCGAGGGCCAGCCGGTCGTCGGCCTGCTTTTGGCTCCAGCGGACGCCTTTGTCGATGCCAGGACCGGTCGCGCCGTAGCCGATGGTCCATGGCGCTCCGCCGGTGGCGGGGTCGGGGTAGGCCTCCAGGCGGCACCCCTCCCACTTCTTCACCAGCTGTACCGCGTATGCCAGGGCGCTCATGCCCGCTCCCCCGTGTGTGATGGGGTCATGCTGCCGGGGCTGGCGGGGGCTTCAACGGATGGAGCCCGCCTGCCGGTAGGATTGGGGTGCGAGCCAACCAACCACTACCGGAGACGAGCATGAAGATTGACAGGGAAGTGCAAAACAAACTCTTGCAACGCTTGGCCGACGAGTACCCCCAGCCCGTTGAGGCGTTAGAACTGGGCCGGGGCATCGACCCGCAGCTACTGGATCCCACCATCGCCTATCTAGAAGAGCACGGGCTGGTAAGGGCCACTTTCATCGGATCGCTCAACATGGGGAGCCCCTTGCTCGAAGCGAAGATCACAGCACGCGGGATCGACTTTTTGGCGGACGATGGGGGCCTAGGTGCAATCCTTGCCGTGGTAACAATCAAGATGCACGAGGACACGCTAAGGCAGCTTATCGCGTCGAAGCTTGAGGCAGCCGATCTACCGCCGCAAGATAAGAAGCGATTCCTTGATCAGCTTCGCGAGCTGCCGGGCGAGACCACCAAACACCTTGCACTGAAGCTGGTGGATGTTGGCCTTGAGAACTGGCACAAAGCACTTCCACTAATTCAAAGCATGATCGGTCCTGGTTCACCCGCCTGAACAATGCTTGATGCCCGGCGTACAGCTGGACGGTGAACTCGTCCCTGTTTTCGCGGGGCGCCTCAATGAACATGCCGTTTTTGGTTACAACGATTGCGTCCGGCTGCATTGTGGGCATCGTGCTCATTTGGACTCCGGTATTCCAAGGCGCCGGAACAGGTCGCGAACAACCTGAAGAGCTACTGCACGCAAATGGGGGTTGGGTATGTCGTCCATACCCCCAACCTACCCCCGCGCCGGCCGGCTTCAACGGAGGTGTTACCATCCGCCCACCACCCGAGGCTGTTCGGGCACACTGAATAGGGGTAGTGATGAGGCATGCCCGAGCATTGGCGAACCCAATCGCGTCTATCGCGATTCTGCTTTCCATATCAGCAATAGGTGGATGTGCGACCATCGCGCGCCCTGCGTACTGCGACGCCATGCTCACTCAGAATCGAGCAGCCATGGCTGCAAAGAGCGATTTTGATGTTGCTTTCATCGGCACAGCCCTGTCGAGAGTGACGTACGGCGGAGAATGCCCGTGCCCTACTGACCGCGACTCGGCAGGGAACATCTGTGGCGACAGGAGCGCGTACTCCAGATCGGGAGGCGCTGTACTAGCATGCCAGCCCGAAGACATCCCCAAGAGTGCATTGCCAGGAATTCGAGAGCATGCTGCCGTCCAGTCTCTACCCGTTGAATGCGGCGGTTCTGGAACTAGCGGGTTCCTGGAGTTCTGATTCCATGACAACGTCAAATCGCACCCTGTCCCCTCCGATTACAGTTGGCCGGTATGTACGAGCGGAGTTCCCGCGGCTGGCCAGATACATTGCGTCCGCCATGGCGCTATCTCTGCCTGTGATTCTTGCGATTCGAATCAAGGATTATGGCTTCAGCTGGAAGCTGGTAGCGGCCGCGGCGGGTGGCTTGCTGGTCGCTACCCTCCTCGCTTGCACTGCACTTGCCATCATTCTCCCTATAGCTGGCTGGTGGAAGCTGCACACCAAGATTTCGCCATATGTGCCGGTGACGATTGCCTTGATCGCCACCATGGCAGTCCTGGTCTACAGAGTCTCCTGACTCGCGTCGCCCTCCCGCCGGCCACCGACGATGTCGATGTCCAAGGGCTTGTCGCTCCCCACCGTAGCTGTCGCGGCGAGGTAAGCCGCCAGGTCGTTCGCCTTGCGGGAACCAGGTGGGAGCCGAGAAAGCTCGATCAGCGCCTTGCGCCCGTTGGAGTCGACCATCATGCGAGCCACCTTGTTGAACCCGGCGATTGGTGCCGCGGTTCCTGCGGCGGCCCGTAGACTGGCGTTCTTGAAGGCGTCGATGAACCCATTTGAAGCCTGCATGACCTCGTTGTAGGGTCCAGTCCCGCTGAAGTTCCTGCCAAAGCTGTCGCCCATGCGACGGGCAGCCTCCATCGCGTCGCGGATCTCGGCCATCTCGCCTGGGTTGAAAATCTGCTGTAGCCGCTCGGTTTTCTGAGGATTGTCACCGCCGATCGCTCGAATGAAGCCGCCAGCATTGAACGGTACGTGGTTGGCACCAGCAGACGCCGGGGCTGTCTGGGCCGCGCCGAGCGCATCCTCCACAATCATCCGCTTGTACTGACCCCACACCTCTGGTTCGTTCTTCTCCATGAAGTACCGGACCTGGGCAAGTTCGGAAGGCTTCATCGCGTCGATTCGCTGCACCACAGTTTCCGGCGGAAGCGAGTAGCTCGTGAAGCCGTCCACGTCGATTTTGTCGCCCAGAAGGCGGCGGAGCGGGCTCTGCTCGATCTTCCGCAGCAGGTCAGTGTGGTTCCGGTACTCATCATTGGCGGCCTTGAGCATCTCGCTCGGCCGCATGACGCTTGTGCCGGCTGGGACCATGCCGTTCTGACCGAAACCTGCAGCTTCGTCCAGTCTCTGCCCGGCCGCTTCGATGTCGTCGCTGATCGCGGCATACATCCGCTTGGCAAAGGTCTTGTTGACGTTCCGATCCACGTTGCTGAGCAGGTTGGCCTGGCCGCGCGCCGCTGCACCGTAGGAGCTACGCGACTTGCGGGCCGAATCAAGGCTGAATCCGTCCTTGGCTCCAAGCTCGTCCAGCATCCGCTGAGCCTGCGTCCGAACACGTCGAGCATCCGCACCAATAACATCGGTGTTCTCGCCAATGATGTCCTGCAGAACCTGGCGCGTCTTGGCGTAGTCCACTACCGGCGCGTCGCCAACCATACGACGGATCGCACCATACTGCTGCTTGGCCACATCCTCTCGGCGGTCAACTACGCTTTTCACCGCCTTGTCGACAGACTCCTGGATTCGCTGGCCGATTCCTTGGGCCGATGCACTATCTGGCGAGATCCGGTCCATGATCCGATTGATGTTGGCAATGGCTTGGTTTGCGATCTTCTCGTCCGCCTCGAACGCGGTGTCTGCCGAGAAGACGCTCTGACGAGCCATGTTTTCCATTGCAGTCTGGGACTTGCTCCCGCTGACCATGCCTGGTGTCAGATCGATGCCAGTCCGCTGTGCGAGAGCCTCACCCTGCGCGGCGAAAGGCTTCGCATTGGCGCGGTCGTTGAAGTAGTTGAGCACGCGCGCCGTGACGTTCTGCGGCAAGACGTTCTCGCCAAGGGTCATAGCGCCGCGGCCCAAGCCCGACAGGCCACCGCCAAGCGCCCCTCCCAAGAGAGTGTTGTCGAGCCGCTCTCCTTCCTTGGCGACGGGCTGCACGGCACCTTGCAACGCACCACCCAAGGCCGCCTGGCCGATGGCCTTTGCAGCGCCGGCCCCCTTCGCAGCGACGCCGACCGAAGCAATAGGAAAGGTGTAGGCTAGATCGCCGGCAAACCCGCCAATACCCCCACCCCAAGAACCCGTCAGGTCCTGCGTCGCTCTACGCTCCTGATTCGTGTCGTTCTGAAGTTCCTTGGAGAGGTCTCCGAAATAGCCGGCAGCGCTTCGGCGGGCATCGCCCAAGGTTTTGCCGCCGAAGTCGCCAAGCACATCCGCCGAGCCTTGGCTGAGACCAGCAACGGAGTCGATGTAGGCCTGCTTGGCACCCTGGACCAGGTTGGGCAGCGACCGGCCCAGGCCAGTCACGAAGTTGTCGAAGAAGCTCCGGTCCTCCACCTCCTTTTTCTGCGCTGCAGCCAGCGCATCGCGCTCCGCCTGCCACCCGGCCTCCGTCAGCCGCCCATCAGCGTGCCGCAGCGGACTATCACCAAGAGTGGACGGCGCGTCTGCTCCATCGAACTGATCGAAGAAGTTGCCGCCATCAGCCGAGACCTGCGTTCGCGGAGTCTTCGGCGCCACGGGCAGAGCTGGCTGGGCTGGCTGGGCCGGCTGGTCAAACTGGTCGAAGAAGTTGTCCATGTTCAGCGGCCCAGGTAGGAGGCAGAGGCGCCGGCGCCGTACTTGGCATCGAACTGGCGAGCCAGGTCGGGGTTTGCACGCAGGGCCTGAACAGCGGCAGCCGGTGGCCCAGGTGGCGGCAAGCCAGGCGAAGTCGAGCCAAGAGCGGGGCGATCACCAAGCGTCGAGCCCTGCAGCCTTGATGCTCCACGCGGCGCAGGAATGGCCGATTGCGCAGCGCGTCCAGCACCGATACGCGCGGCCTCCACGATGTTGTCCAAACGGGCCTGCTTATCAGCCACCGTGTCCTCGCTGTCGCCCAGCTGCGGGAAATAGCTCTTCCGGTAGCCTTCAAGCTGCTCCTTCGTGTAGGCGGCGCCGGTCCCCAAGGTCAGAGCGGCGTCGAGCATATCCAGTTGCGCCGCTTCGACGCGCTGACGCTCGCTCGAGTTCACAAGGTTTCGAGCGTACTCTCCAGACAACGGAATGCGCCCCGCAATACTGGCCAAAATGCCCGGCTTCGCGGCGCTCTCGTTCTCTCCGATTGCCTTGTTCATCTGCCCGAGCGAGTTCTCCAGACGGCTCAAAAGCGTTGCCGACTTACGCTCTCCCTCCGTCGGGGTCCCCAAGGTGCTGTTCGCCGGGTCGGCGGGACCGCCCGGGATGAACTCCAAGCCACCGTCAGCACGCCAGCGATAACCGCTAGGAGCCTTCATTCCTCGGGGGCTGCCGAGAGTATCCGCGGCACCTTGTGCCATTTCCTGCCGGGTCTTCGCGGCTGACGCTCGCGAATTGTCGGCACTGGCGTAGCTTGACGCAGCAGACGCGCGACGCTGGCCAATCGCGGCTTCGCCCAGTGGCGTCACGTTCACCGTCTGGTCCGGCTGCGCGTACGGGTTGTAGGCCACGTCGCCGGCGATCTTGGTCATCTCGAGTGGTTTGGTGGTCAGCCCCAGAGACGCTGCACCCGCACCCAGCACATCACCCTGGGTGGCGCGATCGTACACAGCCTGGCGCATCGCGAAGTCCTGCGACTGGCCAAGGGCGCCGAGATCGACCTTTTCGTTTGAGGTGAGGCCGTACGCGGTCAGCTGGTTGAGAGCATCCACGTCGCCGGCGCGGGCGCGCCCGATGAGGTCGGCCGTCAGCCCCTGCCGGGAGGCCACGTTCTGGTCCCCCATCACGCGAGCGTTCCGGGCTTGCCTGGCCTGCTCCAGCGCCAGAGCGTGCTTGTACTCCAGCCCCAGCTGATCGTTGTAGGCCGCCCGGCCGTTCCCGAACAGTGCATCGCCGAGTGCCGCGCCTGCGCGCATGTATCCGTTCGCCATGTCAGTACCCCAAGACGCTGCCGCGGGGGATGCCGTACCCGTAGCGTGGTCGCGCACCGGGCATCTCGTAGAGCGCATCCGTGTTGTTGCCGAAGCTGGCCATCGCATTCGGGGCCGCCGCCGCCCCAGCACCACCACCGGCCATCGCTCCACCCGCAGCCATCAGGCCGCCGGACAGCAGGTCCATGCCCGGCCGGCGGCGGATGTTCCGCAGGCGCATCTGGTCGATGAAGCTCTGCCCTGCCGCCTCGCGAGAGAGGCCATCGATGTCCGTAGCCAACCGGCCGTAGTCGAAAGCCTCATCCTGACGCTGCAGCCGAGGCGCTTCAATGCGAGCCATCAGGTCAGCCGTGCGAGCCGCTGCGGAATCGGACCCGGCGCGTGCCGCAGTGCTGTCGGCTTGGAACGCCTGGCCACCGATTGGCGACTCGAGCCCCGCGACGGCCTGCTTGCGGCTGCGCTGCAGCTGCTGGGTGAACTGAGACAGCGCTTGGGCGCGCTCATCCGCAGAGTTGCTGGCCTCGGTCTTGGCGATCTGCTCGTTGACCTTGGTGTCAGCCTCCTGCTGGCGACGCGACTGGTTGAGCAGGCTCTGGGCCGTGGCCTGGTCCTGTTTGCGCGCAACACGGTCAGTCTCGGCCTGCTGCATTGCAGTGCCGGCGACAGCCAAGGCGATTGGAATGAACTGACCCATGCTTATCCTCCGTAGCCGCCGTAGCCGCCGCCGTACAAGTTGACCTGCGAAATACGGGTCGCCTCACGCCTGTTGGCCTCGTCCCTGCGCTGCTTGATGAACGCTCCGATGCCGCCGAACTGGTCGGCCAGATCCTCGCCGAACGCAGTGGAACGAGCCGCTTCCAAATTGGACCGCAGACCGGCTGCCGCTTGCTGAGCCCCGGTATTGGCGTCGAGCCCGGACGTGGCCAACTGGATCAGTCGTGCCCGCTGATCCTGGTCGGCTGCTTCCAACTGAGCGCCTGCGCCCTGAGCGCGGCTCTCGACCGTCAGCGCACCGCGGTTGTAGTCGTCGCTCATGCGACGGTTCTGGTCGACAGCGACGCTGCCGCCGGACAGGCCACCGCGCGCCAGGGAGAACTTCAGTTCGCGCGCCGCATCCGTGTTCTGCCGGTTCAGATCGTCCATCAGCTTGGTCCGCGTGGCCGATACGAAGTCAGCGATATCCCGTGCGCGTCGCGGATTGTCGAACACCTGGTTGATGCGGCCCTGAGCCTCGCGGATCCGCTCCTGGCGCTCCATCTCCATGCGCGCAGCCACGTCCGCAGCCGACTCGCCCTGCTTGGCCGTCTTGGTCAGGCCCAGCGGGTCGAGGATCTTGCCTGCGCCTGACTTCTGGATGAGCCCGGTCGGGTCAGCCCAGTTGCCTTTGCCGATATTGCCGCCGCCGGCCATTAGGCAGCCTCCTTGGTACGTGCGAACAGGACCGCATCAGCGCCGTTGGCGCAATAGCGGCTCAGGGTGGCTTCACGGCGGTAGCCCAGCGAACGCTCGTACCACTCGAACGTCTTGTCGCGGCCGGCCAGGCCGTACAGCTGCAGGCGGTGCACGTTCGGCTGGGCGAGCATCCGGTCGTTGAGTTTGCGCGTCCACCGGGTGATGGCGTACCAGTGCTTCTCCCAGCCATCCATCGTGCCCAGCTGCCAGCCCTCCCAGACACCGGGTCGGACCTGCCAGAAGCCGCCCGCCACCACCGGCACGCCGTCGGCCAGCAGAACGAACTTCGGCCCGGGCACAGCGGCCATCTTCAGGATCGCCTGCTGCGGGTCGTACTCCGTCGCGCCCGTCATGGCCAGGTCCTGAGCGATCTCGTCCGGGCGCATGTTGCGCGCCAGGTAGGCCAGATCCTCGATCAGGACTTCGCTGGAGGCGGTAACAGTCATGGGCCGTTTGCCAGGTCGAAGAAGCTCAGCGACGCCTGCGTCAGCGCCCACTTCTTGCCCGGCGCGAAGTCCACGCGCAGGCTGAAGGTCGGAGCCGACAGCGGGAACGGGATGACGCCGCCGGGCAGCGTGTCGGGATCGACGGTGTAGGGGTCGGTGAACGCAGCCGTGTTCCGCTGGTCGTAGCCGATGCTGACGCTGGGCGTGCCCTGGCTCACGATGTCGAAACCCTCCATCATCTTGGTGACGCCCGGCGTCCCGAAGTCCAACCACGGCCACCAGACCGTGCCGCCGAAGGGGATCGTCTGGCCGCCAACGTCGTCGCCCAGGGCGAAGTCGCTGACCGCGCTGATTTCGTCCCCGTGCCGGATGTAGAGATCATTTCCCAGCTGCGCGAAGGCATCCACGGAAAACGGGAACAGGTATCGGCTCCACGCACCCTGCTTGCCCGAGCGCATCGTGTAGACGAAGACGGTCGATTCCATCACGCACCTCCGAAGCCGAACTGCAGCCGGCCGCCGGTGGACATGCACAGCGTGGCCAGGCCGCCGCAGGGCGGATTGGCGGTCAGCAGGTACTCCGTCAGGTAGCGGTCGCGCTGCTGCCGGTAGTACAGCGAGCCCGCGCGCAGGTAGGCCAGGATCACATCGGAGCTGGAGGTCTGGCCGCGGCGCTTGTCGTCCAACGTCACGCGCGGGTTGACCGCCCCGAGGATGCTGGTGAACACCATGCCCGGCACCGTGCCGTCGAACCACCAGAGCCAGGCCTGCCCACCTTGCGTGAAGGCAATGACCGGCTGCATGTTCTGGTCGAACGCCAGCGCAACCTCGGTGATGCCAGGCCGGATGAACGCAGGTTGCTCGTTGCCGCCATCCGGCCCCAGATACACCACGTCCTCGTCCACTCGCACGCGCCACAGCTGGTACTGCAGGCCAGCCGAGGTGTCGTTGATCGCACGGCCGCCCATCTCGTAGTCGATGAGCGGCTGCAGCGTCGAGTTAACCCGCTCGGAGAACGGGGCCGGCTGCGGAGTGCTGGAGAGGCCGCCGGTCGGGATCATGGCGTGTAGCGGCCCCAGCTCATGCGGATGGTGAACGTCGCTTTGAACGAGGCTGTCTTGGGTAGCTTCGGGGACAGGCCCCATGCCCAGGCGCCGAAGGTTTTTGCTTCAAGGTTGGTCGTTCCAGCGGTCGCAAAGAAGCACCCGATGCCGCCAGCGACGTTCGCATTGTTGAGGTCGCAGTCGAACCGGAATGAGCGCTGATAGCTGCCATTCGTGTATGCCAGCGCAGTGATGATGCCGGACGCGACAGGGCTCGACAGTGCGCTCCCTTGAGTGGGAAGGGCTGCTGCAACAGCGGGGCCATTGGCCGGATTACCCGCAACTGAGTACGGGATGATCCCTCGACCGAGGTATGTCGACCAGAACACGTCGTAGGAAGCTGGGATCAGCGGCCTGGCGGTCCAGTTGTAGGTCGTTCCCGAGATGTCGACCGTGCCGGTGGCGTCCGTCAGCACCGGATAGAGACGAAGCTCATAGGTCACATCGAGCGTCTCGTCCGACAGCACAGTGATCGTGGTCGGGCTGCCGCCAGAGTCCAGAATGAGCGCACGGCTGAACAACGCGCCAGCATTCGTCGGCGAAACGCCAACCTCTGCCAGCGTTCCTGCTGCTGCACCATTGGCAAATCGCAAGGTCCTGCGCCGCCACGCGTAGAACGCGCCAGAACGATCTACTCCGTTGGTGATTGCCTGCTCACTGGAGGTGACCGCAACCTGTGAAACAAGCGCTGTATCGGTCACAGCTGGGGCTGTGTTCCCCGATCCCACGCGGCAGAACGTGAACACGTCGGTGGAGTCAGTGGTACCGAGCAGATCCAGGCCGGCGTTGGTGATCAGGTTCGGGAACCAGTCGGCGGCGATGCGGCGGCTGCCAGGGATCTCCTGGCCATCCTCGTCCGTGCGGAACGCTTCGATCTTGAACCAACCGGCGAAACCGCTGCTGGCGTTGAGAGTGTTGCTGCTCATGTGAGCGTGCCTCCTACGACACTGGAAGACAGCCCGATGCCCTCGGGCGCCATGTTGGAAACGATCAGCTTCTGGAGCAGCGTGCCGGCCACCACTCCGCTGGAAAGGCTCATGGATTCGGCCGGAATCACATAGCTTCGGAGGATATTTCGCAGCGTTCCGGCTTCAACGGCGGAGGCCAGCGAAACCCTGTCGTCCAGGGCGTAGTTCTGCAGGATCGGGCGCAGGGTGCCGGCCGTAGCCACCGACGACAGCGCGAAGGCATCGGCCGGGACGGTGTACTCGTGGTAGACATCACGGAACGTGGCCGCTTCCACCACCGAGGCCAGGGAGATCGAATCGGCCGGGATCTCCACCGGGTACAGGCGCGTGGTCAGGTACTTGAAGAATCCATCCGCACCGGTGCGGGTCTCGACCTTCTCCGCCACGTCGCCGAGCGAATCCGTGGCACGAACCGTCCACTCAGCATCACCGCCGCGCGCCATCTCGCCGGTCACGTGGCCACTGGCGTCCATGGCCAGGCCATCGGGCAGCGCGCCGGCGGAGATCTCCACGCTGTAGGGCGGCAGGCCACCGGCGATCACATAGCTGTAGTCGACCGTGTCGCCACATGCCGCCTTGGGCAGCGACCCGTAGACGCCCAGCACCGGCGGCGGGTAGTTCGGGAACGCCAGCAGGTACTGCCCGGCGCCCGGGTAGTAGGTGGCCAGCGGCGGCGTGTTGTTGCGGTCCGCATACAGCATGGCCTGCTGCACAAGAACGTCGATCGGCGCGCCAATATCGCCGGCGGCCAGGTTCTCGGCAGCATTGGCGATGCCTACCGAGCGCACGCCCTGCTGGGACAGGTAGATCAGGTCGTTGGCAACCGGCGCAGCGGCCTTCTGCCAAATCGAGCCGATACCGTCCATCTGGTCGAGGATCGCCATGGAGGCCGGATCCGGGTCCACCTGCCAGTTCTGGAAGCTGCTGGCGTTCAGCGCGACCAGGTTGGCGCGGTACTGCTGCAGCACCGCCATGTTGTTCGCGTTGGCCTGCTGCAAGCCGGTCGGCAGGTAGCCGGCATCATCGGCCGTCGACCAGTCCAACGGGTTGGCCGTGGCGCTGTAGCGCACGATGTCCTTGTCGGCGGCGAACACCTTGCTCGCAACGATGGCCACGACCTTGGACTGCGGGCACTTCTCGTCGGTCACTCGGCGCGAGACGGCGCGCCAGTTGATGGTCCCATCCTTCACCATGGCGCCGATGTCGGTCGGCCACACAGGCTCAACAGCACCGCTCACGTACCGCGGCGAGGCCGTCCAAGTAACGCGGCTCGTCGTGACCGCCTCCCAGATCACCTCGTTGTCGATCACCTGCTGGCCGAGGATGCCAGGCCATGCAGGCTCACTGCTGCCCGACGTGCCCGATTCGGTCTGGACGGCCTTGTAGACCAGGCCTTCCGGCAGCCCAGCCGTTGCGCCGCTGACCGCAAGGTTGTCGCCCCAGATCGGGCTGTTGTGATCGGCCACCGAAGTGAGGTGGATAGCGGCCTTGGCGTAGGCAGCCGACGCCGGCGCAGTGCTGGTCACCTTCGACTGGTGCCAGGCGCCGCCGGACCCGCTGTCCACGACATTGCCCTTGTCGGTCTGCAGCAGCGTGTTCAGCGAGTCGTACCACCGCACCTCAGTCCAGCCGGCAGTCTTGCCAGCGGACGAGGCGCCCTGGTTGATCATCGAGGTTGCAACCAGCTGGCCGCCAACCGGGACGACCAGCATCGTGTTGTTGATGCCCAGGCCGTCCGGCTTGTTGCCGGGCAGGATCATCGACGGTCCGCCACCGCCATAGCCGTCGGTCGGTGTGTAGGCGGCGTCGCCGCTGAAGGTCCAGCCCGTGTTGCCCGCCGAGAAGTCGCCGTTGGCGACCTGCGGGTTGTTCGGCGCCGGCTGGGTGATCGGCTGGACCAGATCCCCAGGCAGGTACAGGGTGCCAGGCTGCCAAACAGGAGCGGCCATTACTGGGCCTCCTGATTGTTCATGTTGCGCCACGGGCTGTTGCCGCCGCTGCTCCCGTATCGATCGGTCACATCAGGCGGCAGCTGGTTGCCAGACTGCTCACCGGCGATGGGGGTCGGGTTGGCCACGTCGCTGTCTTCGAACACGGTCGCACCCGGCGAGGTGGGCCACGACGGCTCAGTCGCACCAGAGCGCGGCGCCGGCCCGAAGGCATCCGTGACCGTGTAGTAGTAGCCGTTGTCGGTCGTCGGCACGACCTTGTCGCCAAGCGCGCGCGCGACGTTGCGCACCCACACCTGGAACTGCTCGGTACCGCTGTCCAGCTGGTAGGCGATGCCGTTCGGCGATGTGGGCGTCACCAGCGACCCGGGCAGGTAGATTTTGCCGGGCTCCCACGTGGTGCCGCGCTGGAGCCAGTAGTGGAAGACATCGCCATTGACGAACTCGGGCACCACGTACAGGTAGCCGAGGAACGGCCCTGCGAAGTGGATTTCCTTGATTGGCAGGTCCGGCGTGCTCGGGTGCTTCAGCACCTCGCACTCGACCACCGGCGTGCTGGCGGCGATGGTCTGCGGCTGATGACTGAAGACGATCAGCTTGCCGTCGTAGGCGCACAGACCCTTCGTGGCGCCGGTCGGCAGCGTGTTTTTGTTCTTGGTGCCAGGCCGTGACCGCGGCACGCCGTCCTGGTCCACATAGCCGTTCACCAGGTCGTAGAGCGTGTTGGGATCTGCCCCGCCCTTCGTCCTGAGCCGGTTGATGCCGCCCTTGGAGGCGTTGAGGGTGACGATACGGCCGGTCACGGGAAGGGCACCTCGGGCCGCGGCGGCACATACACGCCCTCACCCACCGGTGGGCCCGGGATGTACCGAGCCGTCGCATGCGTGCCTGCCACAAGGTTGGCGATCATCACCTCCAGCTGCTGGATGTAGGCCTGCGCATCCGCCTGCCGGTAGTGCGCCTTGCCATTGGCCAGCGCCAGCAGGAACACGATTTCGCTGTCGATGGTGGTTTTGTCCGCGTCCTCGGTGAACCGGTTGAGGTCGAACTTGCCCTTGATCACCAGATTGCCCAGCGTTTCGTCCGGCGCCGGCCAGATCTCGATGCAGTTGCGGAACTCGTAGCTCTGCGGCAGGCCCGTCAGCTCGCTGGTGGTGTAGCTGCGCGGGTTGATGCCCTGGTGCATCTCCGACCAGACGCCGTCACGCTCGCGGCCTACCCACGTCACCTTGCGCGGGTCCAGCGTTGCCGGGCACGACTGCGGCGCGTTCTTCTCGTCGTTGTCGGGGTAGTCGTACAGGCGCTGGCCGGCCACCAGAGGCCAGGAGAACCAGCGTTCGTTGCGGAACTCACCGGTGGGGCGGCGGAACAGCGCCAACTGCGCGTTCTGCAGGAAGTCGTTGAGCAGCTCTTTCATGCCCGGCGGCGGGTTGTTCGCCTGCGCGGCGAAGCCCAGCCGGATCATCAGCCGTTTGCGCAGCGCCGCCAGCGTGGCATTGCCATCGGTACTGGAGCAGGCGCACTGGATGCCGTCGGTGATGCTCATGGGAGCCCTCTCGTGGAGACGGGCCGGGTTTCCCCAGCCCGTCGGGTTACAGCGTGGTGCTGGCGATCAGCCGCCCAGGGTGCCGGCGCCGGCCTGCGCGGCGTCGTACAGCGCCTGCAGTTCGGCCTTCGGCGCGTTGCCCTTGTGGTCGATGCCCAGACGGGTCAGCTCTTCGCGCAGCTCGGCATGGGTCAGCTCGGGCTGGTCGTCGCCATCGTCTTCCGGCGCGGGACGGCTCAGGCTGGCGGCCGCGGTCGGGCGCGGCGGCAGTCGGCTTTCGATCACGGCCTCGGACTGCTTGCTGAAAGTGTCCTTGCCGACATCCATGCCCAGCTCGGAAGCGACATCGCGGGCGCCGCGCGGGAACACCTGGTCCACCACCGACCGGTACTTGTCGGTGTACTTGGTGTAGATGCGCTGCAGTTCCTGCGTGGCGTTGTTCGGCAGTTCGAACGCGAAGTAGTCCGGGTCGGTCACGACCACGTTGTCCTCGCCGTGGATCAGTTCCAGGATCGGCAGCTCGTGCTTCGGGAACGAGTCGGAGATCGTGACGTACTCGCTGCGCTGGATCGTCGCCTGCACTACCGGGGCGATGATGGTTTCCTTGCTCATGTTCCCTCCTCGGGAATGGGTGAGCGGCCCCGTGTAGAGGCCGCGGAAGGTCAGCCAGCCGCCATGTAGACGGTGCCGGCAGCGGACAACTTGATCCACTGCGGCAGGTTCTGGACCTCGGTCTGCCCGTTCGCAGCCAGGGTTGCCAGCGTGGTGTACGTGCCGGTCTCGGTGTCCGAGCCCTGCAGCGTTGCGGCGGTGTCAGCGAAGTTGGAGAAGGTGGCGCTGCCGCCGCGCAGGAACGGGCTGTTGCCGGTCTTGAACGCGGTGTTGGTGATCGGGGTGGACTTCATGGGGTGGCTCCTATAGCCGGATGGGGTTCCCATGAGTGCCCGGCCGAAGCCGGGGCACTCGGATCAGGCCAGGCCCGATCAGGCGATGGACAGCACGGCGTGGACGTTGCGCTTCTTGGCCGTCATGCCGTACTTGTTGGTCTGGGCGTAGTAGGTCACGTAGCGATCCGGCAGCTTCTCCGGCTTGCGCTTCTTCATCCAGTGGCCCTTCAGCGGGCGGAACTTGATGAAATTGCGGTTCAGCAGGTAGCAGCGCTTGGTCCACGGATAGGTGATCGCGCCCAGGCGAGAGTCCAGCAGCTCGAAGGTCGGGTCCCAGATCAGCTCGATGCCCTTGTAGAACACGCGGGTGATCGACGGATCCATGCCGGTACCGCCCTGCTGGTTGACGATGATCTGCCGGTCAACCTTGGTGGTGGTCTCGGCCTTGTAAGCGTTGAGGAACGCCTGGCCGCAGCGGATGTCGGTGGGCATGGCGCCGCCGTAGCGGATGCAGGCATCCCACATGGCGTCCAGCGCTGCCACGATTCCGCCCGGGGCGATGGCCATGCTGGCGTTGTTGCGCCAGTAGGTGCTGGTGCTGGCATTGATGCCGCCGACGATGTCGCCGGTACCCGGGGTGGTCGAGACGATGTGGTCCAGACCCGGGACGGCCTTGGCCGACTGCGAACCGTTCTGCAGGGTTTCCAGCGCCAGGCCTTCCTGCAGGCCATTCTTCATGGCGGTCCAGCTCGACTGCAGCAGGTTGACCAGCTGCTCCTTTTCGGACGACGAGGGAACGCCCACACCGGAGTCATCGATGGTGATGCCGGCCGCGATCAGGCGGTCTTCATCGAACCAGAAGCCCTCGTGGTTGCTGTAGTACTGGAACTTGGCGAAGCGGTTCGGGTCACGCTCGTTGTAGGTGACCTGGTCGGCGCCGCTGTAGTTCTGGTAGTTGCTGTCGTTCGAGATGAACAGCTTCTCGTTGTAGATGCCGTTACCGAAGTACGACACCTCCTTGTTGCTGACGAAGAGGTCCAGGGTGCTGTGGGCAATGTTGATCTGGTCGATCGGATCGTTGGTTGCGTAGGACTCGAGCGAGTAGTTCGCGCCCTGCGCAATCTGCGCGGTGGTGAACGGCATGAGGGTGTCCTCGAAGGGGAATGGGTTGTCGCTTTCCATCCACGTTCGAGGGGGGCGAGGCCTCCTACTGCCCTACCGGGCGCGACTCCGGCGTACTGCATGCGTGGCGCGGTTGTCAGCCGCAGGGTCAGATTGCCCTTGTTGCGGGATGCGTCAACGGACACAAGAAACCCCGCCGGAGCGGGGTCTTGTATCGGTCGCGGGCGGCTTGCCTCAGCCGTTGTTCGCCTGCTGGATGCCGTACTCCAGCGCGTCCATCGGACTGGCGAAGGTGGTCGGCACCATTGCCGGGCCGGGACCGCCCGGACGAATCGGGCCAGGGCGCGGCTGCAGAGGCTGGGCTGGCGTTGGTGTGGCAGCGGCAGGCTGGGCCGGAAGCTTGATGCTCGCATACGCGATCGCGGTACGGCGCTCCCACTCCCGCGGCGGGTAGGTTGCCATGATCGCTTTGACGTGACCCTGCAGGACTTCCCGCTTGGCCAAATAGCTCGGGTCGGTTGCCTTCATCTCGGCGTCGTAGGCCTGCAGGCCATCGAAAGCATCTTGCCGCGCCTGCTCAACAGCCTGCTGGCTCTCAGTGCGCTGGCGCTCGACGCTGCCCGTGTAGGCGGTGCGGTCGCGCTGGCCGGCAATCTCGACGGCACGGGCGCGCGGCAGGTCGCCTGCCTCAACCTCGGCGCGCAGGTCCTGGTGGTTGGCCAGCGGGTCGTGGATGCCGGGCGCTTCCTTGCCCAGCATCTTGGCCAGCGCGGCGTACTCCTTGCCCATGACCTCGTAGGCCTTCTCGGCCGCAACCAGGTCACCCTGCTGCGCCTTGCCGATCAAGCCCAGGTAGTCGAGCGCCATGCCGTACTGCTCGGGGCTGGTGCCCGTCTTGCTGATCTCCTCGAACAGGAAATCTCCCGCCTCGGCTCGCTTGACCACATCGGGCAACTTAGCCACGTCCTCGATGCCGGCGGCCTTCATGGCCTCGCGCAGCGGCGCCAGTTCCTTGATCTCGGCGGCCATGCCGCGGAACCGTTCGGCGGACTTCTCCTTCAGTCCCAACGAAGCGATCTCGGCCTCGGTGTCGGCATCGGGCTGCTGCTCCCCTTCAGCAGCAGCGGGCGGCTGGCCATCGGCCGGCGGTGCACCTTCCTGCGGCTGGGCCGGGGGCTGGCCGTCAGCAGGCGGCACTGCGCTGGGTTCGTCCGCCGGGGGCGTGCCGGCATCGGCCGGAGGAGTTTCGACCGGCGCAGGCTCAGCGGCAGGCGCGGTTTCAGCATCAGCAGCAGCGATGCCGGCATCCAGCGCCGCCATCACATCATCCGGCTGGTCGGTCGGGGTGGTGTCCGGCGTAGTGGCCGGGGTGTCTGCTTCAACGCTCATCAGAAGCTCTCCGGCTTGGCCACAGCGCGGGTCAGCGCCATCAGGCCCTGCTGCAAATGGGTCTTGCCAATGGAGATCCATCGGAACGGCTCAGCATCACCACTGCCATGCTCTGCAGTGACGCGCGCCTGGTTGTCTTCGAGGCGCCTGACCAGCGCGTCCAACTCCACGCCCTTGGCCTTGATGTCGTTCATCAGGTCGATTTCGGCCTGCGTCAGTTCCCGGTAGCCGGTGATCTTGCGGTGCTGGTTTTCCATGGTGTTCTCCTCAGACCGTGCTGCGGCTGTTGATGCTGCGCAGGCTGACCAGCATCGACCTGACGCGATCACTCTGGTCTTTGATCGCGTAGCCGAGCGCCGAGCGGGCTGGGCCGGGATCCACATTCGGCGAAGTTGAGTTGCCGGTCGGAGGCTCCGGCAGCAGCACCGCGTCGAAGCAACGACTTGCGCAGGAAATTTCATCTGACAGATCGCTCAACAGGCGCGCGTGCTCGGTGAGCAGCTCGTCCACCTGGGAAGCAGCCTTTTCCTGTTCGATGTAGGTCTGGCCGGTGCACCCGAACTTGGGGTCATACTGCTCGCGCGGACCGTTTGCGTAGCTATTCATGTTTCGCTCCTATCAGGATGCTGCGAGGGGATCGGCGGCAGGAGAGCCACCGGGAGGTGCGGGCGGAACTGGCGGCTGCTGGCCGGCGTTCCCACCCTGCGGAGGCGGCGCGCTGCCGGGCACGGCCTGGGCCGGCGGGGCCTGCTGGCTGCCGTCGTTCTTGGGAATGAGCTGGTCGATATCGAAGCGGAGACCGCTCATTTCTGCGGTGATGCGCATCAGTCCCTCAATTGCGTCTGCCATGGATTCGGGCGTCGCTCCGCGCAACTGGCCGATCTGGGTTTGCTGCGCCTGAAGGATCGGCAGAATGGACGACAACGCTTGCCGCTCCAGCGCAGTATTCGGCTTGCCCGACGAACCGGCGCGGATCTTGATGCGCACGAACTCGCCGAGGTCGTCCGGCCCCATGTAGGGCGGCCAGAATGCGGTCGGACCAGCGATAAAGCGCACGTCCTCGTCGGTCAGGTAGACGCGGGCGATCTGGCAGGTGTACTCGGCCAGCTCGCTCAGGACCGATTCCATGTTGTCGCGGCGGCTGCTGCTGCGCGCCTGGAAGCCCTGTTGCTGGATGTCCGCCTCGGTGGCGGTCTTGGCCGTGTTGATGGAGCCGCTCAGCGCCTCCTGCACGCCCCAGATGCGCTCCAGCTCGGCCAGGATGCGCGTGCGGTCGTAAACCGCCGGGTCCATCGGCGGGTAGGTGATCGGGACCAACAGCGTGCGCAGGTCTGCGTTCGGCTGGGTCACGTTGAGGGGGACCATCTCGCCGGTGTCAGCCTTGGCGAGCTTGGTCGCCTCTTCCGCCTCCATCGCGCCCGCATGGAACGCCGTCTTGGGCTTGATGCGCCGGCGATGCTCGGTCTCGGCCGAGCCGATGCGGTTGTACTCGTCCATGAGCTTGGTCGAGCGGCTGACCAGGCTCTGCGGGTGACGCTGGCCGTCCACCTCGGACGTGCAGATCACGAAATGCGGGTAGAACCGGGTCGTGGCCGGCGGGTTGAAGGCGGGCTTGACCCAGAACGGCACGCCGGTGATCGCGGTCAGGACGGTGTTGCTCTCCGCGTCCCAGATCTCGATGCGGCGCACGTAGCACCCATTCGCGCCGCCGTCGGTGTTCGTGGTGTAGGCATCGGCCTCCTCGGCCGTCGCCGCGTTGCCGGTCAAGCCGACGCTTTCGTTCTTGCCCATGCACGGCTTGCGCGGTGCGTAGCGCACGGCCTTGCGCAGGATGTTCTCGGCGTTGCCGTCCTTGTCGAACTGCGCCAGGTACGGACCATGCTCGGCCAGCGCATCCTCGTAGGACAGATAGGAGATCTCGGCGTTCCAGGGCGCATCAACGTGGTTGGCGATGGTGAAGCCCGGCGCGACCTGGAAGTTCTCGCCGGCCACATTGTCGATCGCATAGCCACGGGCGACAACGCGCTCGGCCCCGTTCTGGATGGCGGCCAGCTGCCGCTCAAGGTCGGCGATCTTGGCCTCTTCGTTGTTCCCGAACACGCCCTTGACCGTGTCCCATGCACGGGCGCCATAGCCGGCGGTGCCGTCTTCCAGTTCCTTCTGCAGCGCCTTGGCCCGGGCGATGTTCTGCTGCAGGTCGTTGATCGCGGTCTGCGTCTCGGGCGAGATCTCGGTGCGCTCCTGCCACGTCGCCTTCAGCACGCCGGGGCCGATGGTGAGCGACGATCGGACCCACGGACGGCCGCGGCGCTTCAGCTGCGCGTCCTTCCACATCTGGGTGCCGACGGCCTCCAGCGTCTCGGCGAACTGCTTCATCTCCCGCGAGCGCTTGGCGTACTGCTTGCGCAGCTTCAGGACCTCGTCGGCCACCAGCTTCTCCACCACGCCGGTGGCCAGGTAGCTCTCCTGCGCCTGCTGGCCCTGCTCGAAGGCCTGTTCCGGTGGCACACCCATGGCCGTTTGCTGCACGGCAATCTGCCGGCCGACCTCCATCGCGTCCTGCTCGGCCTGCTGCTGGATACCGGCCATCACCTGCTCGTCGGACTCGATGATGTCCCGCAGCTGCTCAGGCGTCGGCATGCGGTGCGCCGGGCCGGGCGACACGTCGAAGTCCGGGTTGCGGGCGTAAAGGAACGCCTCCTGGATGTCGATGTAGGTGCCGATCAGGTTCGCGTCGACCAGGAAGCCGGAATCGCCGCGCGCCTGGCGCCGGTCCTTCACATACTGCTGCCGGGCGTCCTTGTCGAACTCGCGGGCCTCCTCGAAGCGGGCCATCCAGCGCCTCACGTCAGCCTGCATGCGGCTCAACTGCTGGGCGCGCGCCGGATCGGGATCAGCGGCGGCCGCGATCCCGGTTTCGAGTGCTGCGATGGGTTGGTCTGCCATGGTCGGGCCGGTGTGCGAACTGGCCCCAAGGTGCCCGAGCTGCCGGAGGCATCAACGGTAGTAGCGCGCCGTCTTCTCGTCCTCGTCGCGGTCGGCGGCGTCGCGCTGCTTGAACCACTTCTCAGTGAACGGCTCCGGCGGCGCCGGCTTGGCCTCGGGCGGGAGGCTGCCATCGGCCATCAAGTCGATGCCACGGCCGAACAGGCTGCACACGTCCACCATGTCGTCGCGGCGGCCGTCCTCACCGGTGAAGGCGCACAGTTGGTCGATCAGCCTGTCGCCCCATTCGGTGTTCGGAATGTGCACTGAGCCCGTGGCAGCGCGGGCAGCGAAGCCCAGAGCGCGGTCGGCCTTGCTACCGGCACTGGCCAGCGGCACTCGGTGCACGAACGTCTGCGTGGCCTTGGCCGCGCGGCGGATAGCGCCGTCGGTAGTGCGAAGGATGACGCCCATCTCCTCGAACGCCATCACCGGCTTGTTGCGCCTGCCCATCTGCATCAGGGCGGCGATCCACACGGACGGGTCTTCCTGGCCGCTCCACCAGTCCACGAACCACATGTCGCCCACGTGGTCGAGGCCAGCACAGCCATGCTCGGTCCAGTCGGGGTCGGCCTCGGGGTCGTCCGGGTCCGGCGCGCCGGCGTAGTCGCTGGCCAGATACTTGCGCAGGCCCTTCGGCTCATCGCCCAGGTTGAAGCGCTTGAACCAGTGTCGCTTGAACAGGATGCCGGCCTTGCCCCGCGGCTTGCCGGCATAGATGTGGTCGTGCAGGTCCTGCGAGACGGCCAGAACCTTCAGCCGCTCCGTCTCCATGGCGTCGTTCCACCATGGATTGTCCATGTAGTTGATCTCGATGACGATCGCGTCCGGATCATCCCCAAGGACCCAGCGCTTGTAGGCGTAGTCGTCTTCCAAATCCGGGTTGAAGGTCACCCAGATCTCTGCGCCGGTCGTGCGCACGATGGTGGGGATCAGCTTGTTCCAGCTGACCGTCGAGACGTTGGACGCCTCCTCCACCCAAACAAGGGTCGCCCCTTCGAACGATTTGATGCTGTCGGCCGTGTGGTCCTGCAGGCCCGAGAAGCTGAACGTGGAACCGGTCAGGAGGCAGGTGATGCCGTCCTCGGCCTTCTTGTTGATCTTGAAGTAGGCCGACAGGCCCATCCGCTGGATGTAGTCCTCAATGACCCGCTTGGAGGACTGCCCGATGGACTTCTGGATCTCGCGCAGGCACAGGATTCGGTGCTTGGCCTGCATCGACAGCATCACCAGGATCTGCGCCACGGTGTGCGACTTCGCCGAGCCGCGCCCGCCATACAGCACCTTGAACTGCTTGGGCTTCAGCACGGGCAGCAGTTTGGCCGGGATGTGCACCGGGGTGTGCGGTGCCAGTGGGTTCGGCGTGGCCGCCACGATCACTCGCCCTGCTTGGCGGGGGTCACGCCCATCACGTAGAACGGCGGCGGCGCCGGCAGCTTCTCTCCGTCAGCATCGGCCAGCTGCATTTTCTCCCCATAGCGCTTCGGATCCCACTTGGCCAGCAGCTTCAGCCGCGTCTCGATGCGCAGCTTGGACCGCTGGATATGGTCGTGGTTGACCACCAGCGTTCCATCTTCCCGCTGCTCATAGTCCCGGGTGCCGTCATCGGCGATCCCCAGACAGTCGGCGGCGATGGCATCGAAGCCTTCCTCGCGCGCGCGCGCGATAGCTGCGGATACGAGGCGGCCCCTCTCGCTGTCCTCGTCCATCCAATCCTTCACGGTCCGGTAAGCGGGCATGCCGTCCTGCCGGCAGATCTGGGCCATGGGGATACCAGTGGCCAGCTGCTCGCAGATGGAGTCGATCACGGCCTGGCTGTACTTGCTTGGCCGGCCCGGCTTGGCCACGGCAATCGTCGGCTTGGCGTTGCCCGGCTTCTTGGCCGTACTGGCCTTGGGCTTCTTACCGGCCATTGCTCTTCTCGCGGCCAACAATGGTGCCAACCCACACGGCCAGGCCGAGAACGACCATGCCGCAAGCCATACCTGCGGCGAACACCAGACTGACCCACGGGCCGCAGCTACTCACTGGCCACCTCCGCCGCCCTCAGCCGCTCCAACACCTTGGGCAGGCGCTGGATCAGCTCCTCCACCATGGCGATGTCGTCAGCCAGCAACGCGTCTCGGGCAGCCTTCTCGGCCTTCTCCTTCTCGACCTGCTCCGCCACTACCTTGGCGATGCAGCGGGCGCCTTCCCTGACCTGCTGGTCGCGGGGACCATACCCGTCATACCAGTGGTGGATAACGTCTTCGACATTGCCACCGGCGCGAACGCGTTCAGTTACGTCCTTGACCAGCTGCATCTTCTCAGCATCTGACAGCCAATCAGCCATGGGCGACCTCCGCCTGCAGCCGCACCTGTCCCTGCCGGGTGATGCCGAAGCGCTCGCCCTGCTCCTGCGCGTAGCCGTGGCTCACCAGCGAGTCGAGCAGCGAGTCGCCGCCGCGGTGATGGTCCCGCCACTCCTGCCGGGTCAGGCTGAACTGGCTGGCCAGGTGCTGCAGGCCCTGCGTGATCGGGTCAAGGCTCACGGCAGGGCCTCCTCGGTCCCACGGGCGATGAGTGACACGGCTCCGGGCTGCACCCCTTCCCCGCCGCCGCAACGCGGCAACCCGCTCCCTCGGCGCTGGCTGTTACCCACCTGCCAGCTGGGGCTACCGATACATCCCTCGGTAGACGGGCGCATGTACGCGGTCACGCGGCGCGCCCAGACAGGTCGAACAGGTCGAGCTGCACGGGCATGGGCCGCTTCCGTGGCGTCGGCGTGGCGATGCCCAGATGCTCCAGCATGTCCTCCAGCACGTTCGCGAAGGCCTCGGCGGTCACACGGGGGAAGCTGTACTTGCCCACCAACCACGGCCAGTACGGAGACTTCTCGCCCTTGCGGGCCATCTCCACGGCCACCGGCTTGTCCTCGGCCAGCACGAACGCCTGCGAGGTCTCCGGGTTGATCAGTAGGTAGCTGGCTACCGTGCATCCGCGTTGGTTCTCTGCGATTCGTGGAAGGATGGCGTTCAGAGCATCTGCCGGGTTGGTCGGGTCGACCACGCAGACCACGCGCGGCTTCCAGACCTGCCGGAACGGAACACCCTCAGTTGTACCGGTGCGGCGCCGAGCTTCAACGGATGCGGCCATGTTTCGACCTCCGGTGCGGGGTTGGGATACCTGGCTCATGGGCGTGCTTTCCTGCGGTTGATCTCGCGGCGTATCAGCTGCGCTTCGGTCTTGAGCGCGCGGGCCTCGTGCAGCACCTCGCGCACGTCGTAGCCCTGCCGGTGGAGGCTGAAGATCTCGTCGGCCAGGGCGTGGTCGAGCCGGGCGACGATCTCCAGCTCCGGCGTTGTGTACTGGCTGAAGGTCGGGGTGCTCAAAACTCCTCCCTGAGCCAGCCACCGCCGCGGTTCTTCGCGACAGCCTTGAATGCGATGAATCGGAACGGGTACTGGCCTGCGGCCACCTTGATCTTCACGCGAGCGTCGTCGGTCCAGAACCCTTTGACCTCGTGCATCTCCATGACACCGTCGCCGCTCATGACGGCGAAATCCGGGGTGTAGAACGTGTTGTCGGCCAGGCGCAGCTTCACGCCCTCAAACCGGTACCACTCCACGTCGCCGGTTGTCCGCAGGCGCTCCAGGTGCTGTGCGTAGGCCTGCTCTGTCTTGTTCATCTGGCCGGCCGGCATGCGGCCACGGGCGAAGCGGGTCATGCCACGCTCCTCTGCCCCAGCCGCTGCAGGGTCACGTTCAGGGCGGCCAGCTCGTCCATCTTCATGATGGCCCACATGCGCTTCTGCCCGTGGATCCCGTTGAAGCTCCCCTGGTGGCAGTCCTTGCACAGGGCCACGGTGGTGAAGTGCTGCCCCTGGTTGATGTGGTGAGCATCGGACGGTGCCGGCGCGTCGCACACGCTGCAGGGCAGATGCTTCACGGCTTCCAGGTGCGCGCGCTCGGCTGCGGTGAAGGCCTTGGCATTCTTGGTCCTCACGCAACCCTCCTGCTCGGCGGCGCGAACTGCGCCAGTCGTTCCACAGCGCTGTCCGACCAGCGCACCCGGTCCGAGAACTCGGCGTGGATGAAGGTGAGGAAGTCGCCCATCCTCCGGCGGCTGTACTTGCTGGTCCGGGCGCCGAGCATCACCACGCCACCGCGCAGTCCGGGCGCCCACTCGGTTTCCTCTTCGAATGCTGCGGTCAGCACGTCCTTCCAGTCGTAGGCCGTGGCCTGCCTGGTGCTTCCGTCGCGGCGGGTGATCACCAGCGGTACCTGCTTGGCGATGTCGCTCAGTGCCGGCCACATCGCTGCGTTCTGGTCCAGCGTCCGCTTCGGCTCGTCCAGGGTGATCTGCACCGGGCCGCCTTTGAGCCATTCGTTGATGGCGCGCACGACGTTGGAGATCACCTGCGGCCAGTTGCTGTTGTTCGGCGGGTCGATCAGGAAGGTGCGCTTCATTTCCGCAACTCGATGGTCACGTCGGTCCTGCGCGGCGGGAACGCGAAGGCGGCGGCGTAGAAGGCCAGCGCCATTCCGTCGGCGAACAGCTCGGCCACGCTTCCCGGCCCAACGTTGTGACCGAAGTAGCTGGTCTCCATCCACCACCACAGGACGCCAAGCGCCACAATGGGCCAGTTCACGCGCTTCATTCCTTCCTCCTAATCTGCTCGTCTCGTTCGTCCCAGCCGGCCAGCCAAGCCCGGCGCAGCGCCAGCCCGTCCTCGCCCATGGCGTAGAGCGGGACCGAGTTGCGGTCCTTGTGTGCGTCGCGCATCCACCGGCCGGTCTGGCGGGCGCGTTCCAGTTCGTATGCCGGGACCATCAGAACTCCCTCCCCAGGTCGGCGAAGCGCATGGTTTCGCTGAGGAAGGCGACCTTCTTGAAGCCGGTCGGACCGTGGCGGTTCTTCTCGATCAGGATCTCGGCGATGCCGCGGTCCTGCGTCTCGCGGTTGTAGACCTCGTCTCGGTACAGCATCAGGATCTGGTCGGCCTCGCGGGTCAGCTCGTCGCTGTTGGCCAGGTCGCCGGCGGTCGGACGCTTGTCCCCTACACGCTGGTCGACGCCCTTCACCACCTGAGCCAACGAGATGACCGGGATCTGCAGGTCACGCGCGAGGTTCTTCATGCCGCGCGCAACCTGCGACACCTCGGTGATGCGGTCGGCGCGTGGCACCGTGATGCGCTGCGCGTAGTCGATGAACAGGCAGCCGATGCCGTGGGTGTGCTTCCACTTCCGGGCGATGCCGACTAGCTCGTCCAGCGTTACGGCGGAGCGGTCGTAGATCCACATATCGCGCGCGATGGCCCGGCCCATGCTCGACTGCAGCCGGCTCCAGTCCTCGTCTTCCAGCTGACCGCTGCGCAGGCGCGAGGCAGCCACCGACGACACCAACGACAGGCGGCGCAGGGCCAACTGCACAGCCGGCTGCTCAGCGCTGATGACGCCAGGGCGCTTGCCGGCGTCCGCCGCGGCCTCGATCAAGCCGCCGAGGAACGCCGTCTTGCCCATCGCCGGCCGGCCGCCAATGATCGTCAGGTCGCTGTCGTGCCAGCCGCCTAGGATGTCGTCCAGCGCGCTCAGGCCGGTCGGGATGCCCGGCAACGCTCCGCCCGATGCGTGGTTACGCTCGACCTCGCGCCACGCCTGCTGCAGCGCCTGCTTGCCGGTGTACTCGCACGCGGTCACCACGGCGTTGAGCGCCAGCAGCCGGCCAGCGGCCACGTCGACCGCGTCCTCCTCGCCGGCACGCGCTGCCGATACCAGCTGCAGACCAACCGCCACCGCCTCGCGGCGACGCCAGTTCTCGCGCACCAACTCGGCGTAGGCGACCACCGCGGATGAGCCGGGGACGTTCGCGGCCAGGTGCACCACGTAGTCGAAGTCGTCCGGCGATGCCTCGCCGATGGTCACGGCATCGGCGGGCTCGCCGGCCAGCACGCGGTCACGGATCAGGCCGAACACCCGTGCGCGCTGCGGGCTGGTGAAGTGGTCCGCGCCGATCAGCGGCGCCACGTCGTGGAAGCGCTGGTTGTCCTGCAGCAGGCCGCCTATCACCGCTTCCTCGGCGAAGGATGGGGTCACGTTGCTCACAGCGCCCTCCTTCCGCCGCCAGCCTGCTGCGGCTGGGTCAGCTGCAGCACCTGCGCCGGCGCTCGCTCCGTCGCCCGGCTCAGCCAGCCGTTGATGAACTTCGGCGTGCCGCGCCGCGTCTTGCGGTTCTGCGGGTTGGCCACCGCCCAGGCCCTGGCCTTGCGGATCTCGCCCACCACGTCGATCCGGGGATAGGCGGCGCGGAACTCGGCCAGCTCGGCATCGGTCACGGCGTACTCGGAACCGTCGGCCAGCGGGATCGCCAGAACCTCCCCTTGCATCCCCTCCGGAGTAGAAACAGGAACAGGAGCAGGAACAGGAGAGTTTCCTAACGGTTTCGCAACCGTTTCGGAAACTCCGATCGATGAGAGGATTTCATCCTTGAAAGCGAGCGAGTCAGGCAGAGCCTGGGCAAGCTTGGCGATCGACTTCTGCTGGTTCGGATTGTCCGGGCGGTTCCACTTCACGAACTTGACGATCCAGACGACCTTGGTAGCGCGGTCGTACTTCACGAACCCGGCTTCCGAAAGGGTTTCCAAACCGTTCTGGAACCGTTGCGAATCCCAGCCGAGATCCTCACAGGCGTAGGCATCGGGCAGCCGGAATGCACCCAGCATCGTCGTGTGCTGGCTCGTCATCAGGTAGATCGCCAGCAGGCGAGCATCGGACTCCAGCCCCAGCATCGTCTCGCTGGCCCAGAACCCGGTGTGGATCTTTCCGTAGTCGCGCATTACGCCGCTCCCAACAGGTCAGGCTGCGGCGTAGCCGTGCGCCGGGCTTCCGCCCTGGCCTGCTCGGCCGCGCATCGGGACAGGTGCGCGACGATCTCCTCGCGCGTCATAGGCGGGCTGGACTCGATGACCCGGATGCACTCGTCCAGATGCTGCATGTACTCAACTCGGTTCATACCGCTCTCCAGTTGGATGAGCTGGTCCCGGCGCGCAACGGCCTTGGCGATTGTCGAGAACACACCGCCGTAGACGCGGCCACCGTCGACGCGCGGAATGCGCACCACGAAGCCCTTTGTGTGGAGGTGCACGCATGCCTCCCCGGTGGCACTGCGCGGCCGGACATGCTGGTTGCGGGAGTTTTGGGCGTTGGTGACACAGCGAAGGTTGCTGCGCCGGTTGTTCAGCGTGTCGCCATCGATGTGGTCAACACACAGGCCGCGCGCAGGGGCCGCAATCAGTCGGTGCAGGTAGATGCGCTTGCCTGCCTCCGTCCGGTACGCATAGGAGTGCCGCCCGCGATGCTTGCTGGCGCTCCACTTCTTGTCGCCGTGGATGGCGAAGTCCTCATCATCGAGAACACACACCAACCCACGGGAGAGCTGCAGCGTCTTCATGGCCAGCGGACCCCCAGCTTTGCCAGCGTCCCGCTCAGGCCGGACAGCTGCTTGTGCAGTTCGGCCAGCGCTTCGGCGGTCGCCGCCTCGGGGGTGATCAGGTAGCGTTCGATCAAGTAGTGGATCGGCGACACATCCTTGGTGACCTGGACGTAGCGCTCCAGGTCATCGATCGAGAGGCCGCGCGGCTTGCCGCTGCTGTCGCAGCCCGCCAGCTTCTCGCTCAGCTTCGATGGGGCCATATCGAGCTGCCCGGCCACGGCCGTGAGGCCAGCGCCGCGGTGGACCATCGACGCCATGTGATCACGCAGCGTTGCGTTGCGTGTCAGGCCGTCTTCAAAGGTGATTTGCAAGCTTTTCATGCACTTACCTGGTTGGTGGGAAGCCAGGGGAATTCCTTTTCCCCTGCGTTCCCCTGGTGGGTTCTGAAAATGGCCGCTCCCCAATCAGGAGCAGCCATTCGTGAATTCAGAGGTGACGCGGTCGAGCGGTGTCGTTGAACTGGTGCCAGTTGCAGGCCGGCTGTTCGTGCTGAGGCGTTACGGCGATCGGGTGCGAATCACCCAGGTGGAGCGAAAGAACCCACCCGCTCCCGGCAGCGGCACCGTGGTGCCCTTCCCTGCCCGGGTTCGGTGAGGTGGTCATGTCAGGCGGCCAAGGCCAAGGCGGGCTCCCCCTCGCGGTAGGATGCGAATGCCAGTCCGCAACCAACCAACGAGAGGGATCCCATGAGCGTGTGTCCGCACTGCAAGGCCGAGTTCAAGCAGGTAAAAATGAATGCGATCAGAGCCGCAAACCTGGTCAAGAGCTGGGAGGCGATCTCGTTCGATTGCCCGGCCTGCGATGCGTCGCTTTCGGTCTGCATCGACCCGGTGGTCATCAAGAACATGACGGTCGACCAGATCATCAGTCGTTCCCAGTAGCGGTACGCGCATACGGGTGCACGTGGACCGCCGGTGCACCTGTAGCCGTCTCCATCCCCGCGTACTCAGTGGGATTGAAGGCGGCCCCAGTAGCGGTCTCGCTTGTCAGGCACCCGCATGCACCCGGGTCGCCGCTACCGAGGCAGGTGGCGGCGTGCCCCTTGCAAGGGGCTTTGCCGGTGGCCGTGCTGTCCGACTCGCCGTGGCCGAGGACGCGGTTCAATAGGTCGATTTCTGCAACCTCAGCCACCTGGGCCAGGGTCAGCGCGCCGAGAGGGCTCAGATCCTTCTCCGCGTGCAACACCACATGCGCGGAGATAGCGTTGCCGTCGGCATCTGCCACCACTCTCAACGCAATCCATCCGAGGTGGATGGTCTTGTTGTCGTCAGGCTGCACGGCTGGCCCCCTTCTTGCGGCGCGGGGCGAACAGGTCGGGACGCTTCTGAGCAGCCCGCCAGCACCAAGCGTCGGGAATCGGCTTGTTCTCGTCTCGGCCGGTCAGCGACTGCCGGGGAAGGCCGAGAAAACGGGCGAACTCGGCATTTGTCTCGATGCCGAGGGCGGTCTTTGCTTTAGCCAAGGTCGGATTCATGGCGCCAGTAAATCATTGGTTACTTATGGAAGTCAACCATGATTTCCACAAATCCGTCAATCATTCGTTACATGAGCATTGGCGCCAGACTTGAAGAGCTGCGGAAGTCCCGGCAGCTGACCCAACAACAGATGGCCGACATAGTCGGCACGTCGAAGCAGTACGTTGGCCGACTCGAAAAGGGCTTGAACCAGACGCCAAATGGCATCTTCCTCACCGAGTGGGCAAGACACTTCGGCGTGAACGCTCGCTGGCTCTCTTCAGGCGAAGGCCCCCGGACAGCTTCGGCCTCCCTGCCGTCTCAATCTGAGCGACCGGACTTCAGCAAGCTATCGGCATCGGTCCTCTTGCTTCGGCACTACCTGGACTTCACCGGCGATCCACCTGAGTGGATCAGTGATGAGGTCCTTCTGGAGACGGCGTTTGAGGTTGTCGAGGAGTTTGGCGAACAGGTTCAGCCGGACAATGTGTTCGATCTGACCAAGATTCTGGCAAAGCGGATTAGGGGGTCACAGGATGCAGAAGGACAAATTCGAGGAACTCGCACAGCGGCTGGCGGCTAGGACTGCAGCGCTTCGAGGAGAAGCCGTGCCCCGGCCTACACTGCGCGCGGTTCAGGCGACTGCTGCGCCGGAGCCGAACGGGTTCCGCATGGATGCGGTGCTTCGTGAGTCCCACTTTCGGATGATCCGCCACTTCCGTCGCCGGTGGGGGCAGCCCATGCAGCTCATCATTGACCAGGCTTGTTTCGGGGTGATGGGGATAGAGCAACTTCCTGATGATGACCTGATCCGGCTGCACAAGGATCTGGAGCGCGCCGAGGATTGCATGCGTGATGGCGTGACCTTTGAAGATGCTGGCTTGCTTCGCTCTCGCTACGGGTGACCTATGACTCTGACCGCGCTGCTCCTCACTACCCTACTCGCTGCAGCTCCCACGGATTCTGAAATCAGCGAGATTGCTTCAGCCGCTAAAGAGTCTGCCGAAGGCTATGCTGACTGCGCTGGATTCTGGGATTACATGGCCAGCACCGAGGTGGCGGCAGGTAGACCAAAGACCGGCGAGCAACTGCGAAACCTTGGCAATGGCGCTCAGACCACAGCACTTTGGCTGTACGCCAACGCCCACACACTGACTGGTGGCAAGCCGGTCAGATACGGAACTTGGCTCCCCCTGGTATCTCCTCGTCGTGAAGCTGCGATGCTCCGGGCTTCCGCAGCAGGCGAGCGATCAGAGCAGTCTTGGATCAAGGAAGAAGGCGAGCGGTGCCTGGCATTGATCGACGGCCAGAAGAACGCGATCGACTCTATGCGCGCCGACTCGGTCCAGCAGGCCATAGACGATCAAAACTGAACAGATCAACCGACGTTCATAATTTGCCACGGGCAGAAAGTAACTTTTTGTTGACTGCGGCTAGTAACCGATGATTTACTGACTCCAACGCCCCACCACAGCCCATCCCGGGCCGGGGCTTGGAGACGAAGATGGGTCTGCACACTGCAACCGACATCGCCCGAAACGCCCAGCGGAGCTTTGATGGCCTGCTGCCGGCGGATACCGAAGAGGCGTTCCAGGACGCCTGCAACTCCCTGGCACGCACCTACGACCGTGAGGGCAGCACCGCCGAGCTGATCGCGGCTCTGGTGACCTCCGAGCGCGCACTGGACTACCTGGTTTCCGAGGTCGACGTTCCGGCGCACCTGCTGCACGACCTGCGGGAGCTGCTGGACATGCAGGCCCGGGTCGTCCGGCAGGTCGAGCGCTCGATGCGCGCTGGCGGTGCCTCATGACCGCCACCGACCGAGCCCTGCACTTCCAGGCACTGAAGCTGGCTTCGGGCTACCTGCTGGCCTTCTGCATGGGCGTCGCGTTCGCCGTCGTGGTGCAGGCGGTGCTGTCGTGAGCCGGGTCGACGTGCTGGCGGTGATGGATCAGGCGGTAGAGCGCGAGAAGGCCGCAGGACAGCCCTATGCCGCGCAGGTGGCAGCACGTGCGTCGGTCGCCGCCGTCTTCGACGCAGCCCGCGCCGTGCTGAGTGCCAGCGACTTCACCGACATGCTCCACGCCGAAGAATGCCTGCGCGAGGCGCTGGATGCGTGCGAGCCGGAGACGCCGCATGAACCCGTTTGACCGGTTGGACGCGGCCTTCGCCGCGCAGTTTGGCGCGCTGCCGCCCATCACCCCGCCGATGTCGCTGGCGGAAGCCCGAGAACAACGCAACCGCGAGGCCGTGGACGGCCTGTGCGTGGAGGAAAACGACGATGAGTAAGCGCCTCCGTATCGCCTGGGCCGCCGTCGCGCTGTTCGCCGCCGTCGTCGTGCCGCTGCGCATCGCCGAGATCCACCAGGCCCACACCGACCGTGACGCTGCAAAGGCCCGCTGGGCTGCAACCAGCAGCGTGCGCGGCTGAATTCCCCCGCCCTCACGGGCCCCGCGCCGGCCGGGATTCCACGACGCCGGCATCTATTCCACCTACCAGCAGAGCAGCCATGAGCAACCTCGTTCTCTCGCAAACCAAGAGCCTCGCCACGTCCCTGAACATGGGAGCCGCCGACGCGCAGGAGCTTGTCGCCGTACTGAAGGCCACCGCCTTTCGGGGTCAGGTATCCGATGCGCAGATGACCGCGCTGCTGGTGGTGGCGAACCAGTACGGTCTGAATCCCTGGACGAAGGAGATCTACGCGTTCCCGGACAAGAACAACGGCATCGTGCCGGTGGTCGGCGTCGATGGCTGGTCGCGCATCATCAACTCGCACGCCCAGTTCGACGGCATGGACTTCGAACAGGACGAGCAGAGCTGCACCTGTTCGATCTACCGCAAGGACCGTAGCCGGCCGGTGCGTGTGACCGAGTACATGGCCGAATGCCGCCGCGCGAATGCTGGCCCGTGGCAGTCTCACCCGCGCCGCATGCTGCGCCACAAGGCAATGATCCAGTGCGCGCGCCTGGCCTTCGGTTTCGTGGGCATCTACGAGCAGGACGAGGCCGAGCGCATCATTGAGGGCGAGGTGGTCCGCGCGGAGCGCGCCCCGGCCAGCAATACCCGCCAGCTGCCGGCCGAGCCGGAAGATACGCCCGAGCGCCAAGCGCTGTATGCCAGCCTGCAGGAGATTGCGAGTGCCGGTCTGGACGCCTATGCGGAGGCGTGGGGCAAGCTGACGCCCGAACAGCGCAAGATGATCGGCCAGTCCGGCCACGAAACCCTGAAGGCGGAGGCGGAGCGCGCAGAGGCTGAGGAGGTCTCGCCGTGAGGCTGATTTCCTGCGACCAGGGCAGCGACGCGTGGCACAACGCCCGCGCCGGGGTCATCACCGCCAGCATGTTCGCCACTGCGCGCTCGCGCGTGGGCGAGCTGACCGACCAGCAGCGCGCCTACGTTGACTCGGTCCTGTCCGGAATGCCCTACAAGACCGCCGCTGAAGCCGCTGGCTACAAGGCCGTGCCGAAATCGGAAGTGATCGAAAGGGCGCTGGCCGGCGAGCCCATCGGCGACTTCAGCGAGGCGTCGAAGAACTACGCCTTCCGGCTGGCCATCGAGCGCATCAGCGGTGAACCGCTGGACGAGGGGTTCGAGACGTTCGCCATGCGCCGTGGCCACGAAATGGAGCCGTTCGCCCGTGCTGAGCATGAGGTGCAGTCCGGCCTGCTGGTGAAGCGTGCAGGGTTCGTGCTGAGCGACTGCGGCAACTACGGCTGCTCAGCGGACGGGTTCATCGGCGATGCCGGCGGCAGTGAATACAAGTGCTTCCTCGATCCGCAGAAGCTGCGCACGTTCCACATCGACAACGATGCGAGCGAGGTGTTCGAGCAGGCGCAGGGCTGCATGTGGCTCACCGGCCGGCAGTGGTGGCACATCGGCCTGTACTGCCCGGCGCTAGCCGCCGTCGGCAAGCAGCTGTGGTGGCGCCGCTTCGACCGCGACGAGGCGTTCATCGCCAAGCTGCGCGCCGACCTGGAGCCGTTCCGGCAGATGGTGGTCGGGTTCGAGCAGAGCCTGCGCGCCGGTGATCACCAGCAGGTGGCCGCATGAGGGGCCTCAACTACAAGTTCAACCACATCGGCACCGTGCGTGGAGGCAGGGCCAAAGCTGCACTGTTCGCCCGGGTGGTGGACGGCAAGAGTTACACGATGCGCGAGATTGCCGAGCAGCTGGGCGTGTCCAAGACCACCGCCGACAAGCGCGTGCGCCGCGGCCCCTACCCGCTCACCTGGGCCAACCTGATGAAGGCTCGCCTGCCATGAAGACCTGCACGAAGTGCGCGGCCCGGCTGCCGCTGCGGTTCTTCCCCCTGATCAACGGCAAGGCCACCGCCGCGTGCGCACCCTGCCGGAACACCGAGCGGAGGCTGCACGACCCGCTGCGCCCCCTGCGCCGCGATCCGCTGCAGGTGCGCCTGAACAATCTCACCAACCTGTGGCACGGGCCAGTGCGCCGCGTGCCGCTTCGGAGCCACGCATGAGCAGCATCCACGTACAGCCGACCTTCGACCTGGCCACGCAGGCCGAGAAGGACCGCCAGCGGGCCGAGATCGCCGACGACGTGGCGCAGTTCCTGCGCTCGGGCGGCAAGGTCCAGATCCTCGGCAACAGCCCCATCGACCGATCCACCATCAGCCGCCGCCAGGTGGTCGAGGGTGGCCACGACAGCCGCACGAAGAAGGGAGCATCCGCATGAACACCAACAACAAGACCCTGGCGGACGTGCAGCCCGGTGGGAGGGTGAGGCTGGGGGATGTTCTACCGCCGCTGCCGAAGATGCAGCGGTTCACGAATCTCTATGGAGAAACCTACGCCTACAGCGCCGAGCAGATGCGGGACTACGCACGCGCCGCCCTCTCCGCCCAGCCCTCCCCGGGTGGTCAGGGGGATATCAAGGCCCGCTTCACGGAATGGGTGAAGGCCAACAGCTACAACCCGGCTACGTTCGCCAGCGGCCGTTTCATGGGAGATGGCGTACAGATTGCGTGGGAGGCCGTGCAGGCACTCGCCGCCCGCCAGCCGGTGTACGAAGGGCACACATGGATCAGCGATTACGTGCTGGCGGGTCTCCGCGAGCGAGCCGCGCTGCCCCTGCAGTTGCGCAATGGAGAGGTTTGGCATTGGCAGGGTGACGGGCACGACTTCCCTGAGTCGCTTGTCTGCCCGGTGATCATGAGCGCGGAAACGCTGCGCGCACTGCTCGCCGCCCGCCAGCCGGTGGGGGAGCCGGTGGTCACGTACTGCGGCCGCCGGCTGACCCCGGAAGGCACGCGCGAGTGCTGGGGCGTTCTGGAAAAAGGCGTGGAGGACTTGCCACGCAATACGAAGCTCTACGCCGCCCCGCCCGCGCAGGCCTTGGACCTGTCGAAGCTGATTGCAAAGATCGATCAGGCATGGAGCTATCTGTCGACCGCGCTGGACGATCTGGATTCCAGCCCCGACCGTAGGCCGAGCGTCATGGTCGACGAAGCGATGGGATGCCTACGCCAGGCTCTCACCGGGGTGCCCAATGGCTAATCAGCTGCTCACCGCTGCAATGGTCCACGTGTTCGCCCTGGTCGGGTTTGCGGCCGGCATCGCCACCCTGTGGGCGATCAGCCGCGCATGCCGCGCCGCGCGCAATGGGCTGCGCTGGTGCTGGCGGAGGTGCGCTCATGGCTGAGGCAATCGACCACCGTCAGGTCGGCCGGCAGCTGGCCAGCATGTCGGGCGTGGACCTGTCCAAGGCTCGACCGGCAACCGTGCGCGCATGGGAGGCCCGGGGCCTCGCCCTGCAGGCTCTGGCGCGCGGCGACATGGCCGAGGCGCAGAGGGTGATGGCGCATGTCAGGGGCGGTGCCCGATGAACTACTACAGCGAATGGGATCCCTACGCAGCGCAGTGGATCCGCAACCTCATCGATGCCGGGCTGATCCCGCCCGGCCATGTCGACACCAGGAGCATCACCGATGTTCAACCCTCAGACCTCGCCGGATACCGGCAATGTCACTTCTTCGCCGGCATCGCCGGTTGGTCCCTTGCAGCTCGACTTGCTGGGTGGCCCGACGACCGCGAGCTCTGGACCGGCAGCGCCCCGTGCCAGCCGTTCTCCGTCGCGGGTAAAGGCAAAGCCCAGGATGACGATCGGCACCTGTGGCCCCACTTCCTTCGCCTCATCCGTGCCCGACGGCCCGCTGTCGTCATGGGAGAGCAGGTTGCGGCGGCGGTTGGCAAGAACTGGCTCGACGGAGTGTCTGCTGACTTGGAAGCAGAGGACTACGCCTGCCGGGCGGTCGTTGTCCCAGCTTGTGCCGTCGACGCGCCCCATCGCCGGGATCGACTCTGGTTTGTGGCCCACGCCAATGGCGCACGAAGCGCGGCTGGGCTACCAGCGTCGGCGCGGGGACACGAAGGGCTCGCAGGAATCGCTGACCACGGTGGTGGTGAACGTGTCTGCGCCGCTGGACGACCCCCGCATTGCGGGCCTGTGGCCGACGCCGACCGCCTCGCTCGCCGACAAGGGCGTGCGATCAACGGAGGGTGCGATCAGGGAGGCGGCGCGGAACCATGGGCCGGATCTGGCTGCGGTGTCGCAGGCAGCAGTCGCGCTGTACCCAACGCCGCGAGCATCGGCCAACGAGAACCGCACGACCAAAATCCCGCCCTCGCAGCTCGATGGTCGGCACGGGCTGTACCTGTCGAGCGTAGCCATTGGGATGGAGCCGGATGGGTCATCGGCCACGACGGAAAAGCCCGGCGCGTTGAACCCAGCATTCGTCTGCTGGCTCATGGGGTTCCCGGCCGCGTGGGACGCCTGCGCGCCTACGGCAATGCCATCGCGCCCCCGCTCGCCGCGGAAGTAATTGGTGCTTATCTGGACTGCTATCCATGAAAACCTGCACGAAGTGCAAGACCGACAAGCCGGCTTCGGACTTCTGGCCCGACCGTCGGCGCGCGTCGGGACTGATGGCGCGCTGCAAGGATTGCAAGACTGCCGACGCTCGTGAATTCCGGGCCTCGCGCCCGGGCTACCACAAGGCAGCCTATGCCAAGACACGCACAGCTACGCGAGAACGGCACCTGGTACGAAAGTACGGAGTGACGCTCGCTGACTATGGATTGATGCTGCGGGAGCAGGACAGCAAGTGCGCCATTTGCAGCGCACCCGAGGCGGAGCAATTCAAGGGCGTCTTCCACGTCGACCACTGCCATACCACTGGAAAGGTGCGCGGCCTGCTGTGCAGGGGCTGCAACCACATGCTGGGGGTTGTTGGCGATGACCCGCACAAGCTACTCAGGGCGATCACTTACTTGAAAGGCCCGCAAGTCGCAGCGGAAGTGATCGGCGCATACATGGACTGCCACCCGGATCCAGACGAGCAGCTGCGCGCTGCGCTGGCCACGAACTGAAGGAGGACAACATGGCCACGAAGAAGCAGGCCAACCCGAGCGCAGGCGCACTGTGCCTGTCCCGGGAGTCGATGCGGGAGCTGTGCGGCACGCCGTACAAGGACCGCCAGCAGGAGTTTCTGGTGCTGAACGGGATTCCCCACTACAAGGGGCTCGATGGTTGGCCGCGTGTACTGTGGGCCACCCTGGAAGGTGGCGCGGATGCGGCAACTGAGAAGGCCGTCGCCGTCGCTGAGTGGCGATCGAACAAGGTGGCATGACGATGGGTAGGAAGCCGAAGAAGCCAGGGGCGATCCCCCGGCTGCGCCAGCGCAAGCAGAAGTCGGGCGTGGTGTTCTACTACTACGACAAGGGCGGCAAGCCGCGTGTCGAGATTCCGCTGGGCAGCAACTATGCGCTGGCGGTGAAGAAGTGGGCCGAGCTGGAAGGCACGCGCGAGGCGCAGGCAGTGGCCGTCATCACCTTCCGACAGGTGAGCGATGCCTACCGTAAGGAGGTCATCATTCACAAGGCGCCGCGCACGCAGCTGGACAACGGGCACGAACTGGCCAAGCTGCTGGAGTACTTCGATGACCCGCCGGCGCCGCTCGACTCGATCAAGCCCATCACGGTTCGCCAGTACCTCACCTGGCGCACGGCCAGCGGCAAGGGAATGGTGCGCGCCAACCGCGAGAAGGCGCTGCTGTCCCACCTGTGGAACTTCGCGCGCGACAAGGGCTACACCGCCCTGCCCAACCCGTGCGCCGGCATCAAGGGGTTCAAGGAGACCGGCCGGGACGTCTACATCGAGGATGACCAGTACCAGGCCATCCGTGCAGCCGCCGACGTGGTGGTGCAGGACGCCATGGACCTGGCCTACCTGATCGGCCAGCGGCCGGCGGACGTGCTGTCGCTGACCGAGATGGACGTGCGAGACGGCGTCATCAACATCCGCCAGGGGAAGACCAAGGCCAAGCTGCGCATCGCCGTCGAGGGCGAGCTGGCGGTGCTGTTGGAGCGCCTACGCGCGCGCAAGGCTGGCCATGCCGTGCGCAACACCCTGCTGATCGTCAGCGAGCGCGGTGATGCCGTGAGCGTGGACGGCATGTCCAGGCGATGGGCGAAGGCCTGCGCGGCCGCCGGCATCGAGGGTGTGCAGTTCCGCGACCTGCGCGCGAAGGCGGCCACCGACAAGGCCGAATCGTCGGGCGACATTCGCAAGGCGCAGCAGCAGCTGGGCCACACCACGGTGTCGATGACCGAGCATTACACCCGCAAGCGCCGCGGTCACAAGTCCACGCCGACGCGCTGA